TAGTTATAAATATTGGATAACCAAACCATTTAGTAATGTTGCTCATAATTCTTTCTTTTTAATTAGTATACTAGATTACTTGTAAAAATCTATATTTAATTTCACCATCACCACCTGCAGCACCTTGGGTAGATCCACTATTTACTTGTGCAGCTCCACCTCCACCGCCAGATCCTCTTGTTCCAGCAGTACCTGCAGTACCAGCACCTACAGAAGAACCTCCAGCTCCACCTAAAATATTTCCGTCATAAGAATCTGCTCCATCATTACCATTTATTCTACAGTTATCTCCAACACAGTTACCCGGACCTTGACCAACATCTCCTGATATATTTCCCACAGCTCCATCACCCGAATCATTAAATGTAGTTGTTGGACCTGAGGTGTTACTGGTTACATTTTTAATACTGTTGTCTGAATCTGAAAAAATTCCTGAAGTAATTGCAGTGCCATCGATAGTAGCTGTTCCCGCTGTACCTGCTGTGTTTGTTCTTAAAGGTCCTTGCACTCCACCACCTGCACACGAAGATCCTCCACCACCACTTAATGTAAATATTGCCCCTGTTGTTGATCCAGATAAAGTCGTATCCGTTCCATCACCTGCACTTCCACTATAAACACCTGTGCCTCTTGCACCTCCTGCGCCAACTGAGTAAGTTATTGTTTCTCCCGCTGTAACAGAAAATATTTTATCAGATATAAACGCACCCGATCCTCCACCCGCTCCGGCAGATTCTCCTCCTGCTTTATCATAGTCAGCACCTTGCATTGCACCTCCACCGGCACCTACAGCATATTGAATATGAATTGCATTATATCCAGTTGGAACACTAAATGTATCAGTACCAGAAGTTAGTTCAACAAACGATGTTGCTGCAAAACCTCCTCCACTGGAACCTATTAATAAACTATAATGGGTCATAGTTTTTACCTATGTTAAAAGTCCGCCAGTAATTACAAATGTATTAGTTCCTACACAAAGAATAGTTGCAACCCCTCTAGTTGCTAGAGTTCTATCTGCATCTGTTCCATCGGTTACCCAATACATAGTGACACTAGAACGATTTATTGAAATATCACTAGCAGTGTTGTTATAAATTGAAATAGTTTGACCCGCTGAAAAAACTCCAGAGGGAACTGTTATTGTATCTGAAGCAATAATAACTTTTCCATGGTCACTAGCTACTAAAGTATAAGGGGACGCTTGAGTATTTGCAGGTACTGTTCTTACTTCACCTTTTTGATCTGTCATGTCTCCAGCAGTTGAAGTGACATCTCCAGCAGTTGAAATTAAATCTCCAGTTGACGAAGTTATATTTCCAGAAGCAGTTATAGCTCCAGCAGTTGAAATTATATCTCCAGTTGACGAAGTTATATTACCAGATGCTGTTACAGCTCCGGCAGTTGAAATTACGTCTCCAGCTGATGAAATTATATCTCCAGTGGATGAAGTTATGTTACCAGATGCTGTTATAGCTCCGGAAGATGCAACTATGTCTCCAGAGGTTGTTGTAATATTATTTGCTGCGGTAACATTATCACTTATAGTAATGCCGCTAACGTTTGTGTCATTAGTTACCGTAAGATTACTTGTATAAATAGTGTTTGTAGTAATACCTGATGTAATTTCACTAGCTATTGACGTAATTCCTTCTTCAATATTAGTTCCATCAGAATATAAAATTTTCTTTCCCTTATCTGTTGCAGACCATGTTATACCCGTTCCTGAACTTGTTTTAAAAGTTACAGTATGCGCTCCAACTGTTGCATTTTCTACAATGTAAGTTTTTTCAATTGAATCAGGAATAACTACATTAACATTACCAGAAATTGCACCTGTTAATTTTAATACTTGATTTTTACCATCAGATAATGCTCCGTTTGAAAAAGTTAAAGTAGCACCTGATGCAGAATTAATTTCAGCATAACCACCTATTGCTTGCTCAAGAATAAGTAGGTTAGTATTGGTAACTTGTCCCCAAGTTCCTGCATTTTCTCCAGTTTGTTGTACTGTTAATTTTAAATTTGCTGATGTAGTATTTGCCATATTTTAGATTCCTTAAATTTAGCTATATTATTCAATTTATTAAACAGTGTCAATGACTGTATTATAAAGGAGACAGTGGGTGGTATGTGGTGGAGTCCACTGCCTCCATCATAATATACTACCTTTTAAACCAAGATGGTAGTCCTAAATGAGGGCGTTTATCAAATATGTTGTCTCTAGCACCTAATGTTTTACGATTATTATAATGTAAAAAAACTTGAATACATTCTTTACCTTTAAATTTATTTCTCCAATGTTCTAATTCACAACCAGAATAAACTAACATGTCTCCTGGTTTTAAATCTACTTTAATACCTTTTTTATCTGTCTCTCCAGATGGCTCTAAATATATTGGCCAAGGATCACCACCTAGATTCATAGTAGTTGATATCTCACAACTAAATCTATCTTTATGTCTTTTAAGAACATCTCCTTTTTTATAAATTCTTGCATATGTATATGCAGGATATAATTTAAGACCTGTTACTTCTTCCATTTTAGGTTGGCATTTTAACATTAAAGTTTCCATGGCAATATTAGAATACTGACTATATGTATTTGGTATCTGTTCATCGCTACCCTCGTAGTGACCTATAATATTTTCAAATGGTGAAATGTATCTGGCTTCTCTGCAAGTATCATAAACTTGTTTTTGCATGCTAAAATAATTTGCAATAAAAACTGCTAAGTCTTTTGATATTGCTTGACGGATAACTGTATACTTTTTATTTTTAAACATCTTTAGCCATTTCTTTTGGCACTGCTTGTATATTCCAATGTATAAATCTAAATGGTTCTATTCCATAATCAACCGCATATTCATGTTCTAGAAACCCTGGAAATATTATAAGTGTCCCTGGTTTTGGTTTAAAGTGAACTAATTCTGAGCCACCAGCTATATTATTGAAATTGGGTTTCATTTTTAATTTTGTAGCCCTTGCTCCAGTACGTGGTTCGTGAAATATTGGATAAGATGTTTTATCTGAACATTTTAAAAAATAAAAACCTGATACATGTTGATTCCAATGTATGTGTGCACTGTGGTGACCACCACCTTTTTTAGCAAACTCTTGTACCCATAACTCACTAAAAATAGTTGTGTATTGCTGCATATCAAAACCTTGATGGTCTAAATACTCCCAAGATTTTTGTCCAATGTAATTTCTAAAATCTAAAAAATCATTATCCATTGTTAAAGGTGTTGAATGATAAGATCTTCCAAAGTCTCCAAATTTTTTTATATGTGCCTTAGCTTCAGGAAAACTTCTAGCGTCTTTAATATATTTATTAGTAGCTTTATTTAAAGATTTTAAAAACTCTGGTTTTTGTTCAGTCCAAATAGTTGTATTGAAATAATTATTTATAAACATGTTATTTAAATGGATATCCAAGATTCCACATTACCAATGAATATCTTACTCCTTTCGTTACTGGTTTAACTCTATGCCATACAAATGATGGAAATACAATAATAGATCCTTTAGGTAAAATTTCTTTTGCTTTTTTTAAATGTTTAGTTTCTTCTCTCATGTGTGGATCATAGTTTCTAAAATCAAATTCTAGTTCTCCGCCTTCATATTCAGATCCATCCGTTAACTGACAAGTCATTGATAGTTTTCGAATTTTACCTTTGTCAGGTCCTTCTTTTTCATAAGGTTTATCCCAACCATCACAATGCCAATCATAATATTGATTTAGTTTATATTTTGTAAATTGCATAGACTCTGATCTATCCCATTCAAAATTCCAACCAGCTGCTCTATTAGCTTCATGTATATATGGGTGTAATTCTTTATAGATCCAAGTATCATTTAACCAAACTAAATCAGAATTTCTCTTACGTTTCATATCTTTAATTTCATTTTTAGTAAGTTCTTTATCACCATAACCGCCGGTTCTAGCCATGGATTCAGATTTAGATAAACCATATCTAATAATATCATCACAAATTTTAGGTGGTATTGCAGATGTAAAATACCAATAATAATTAGATATATTCATAAGTTATTGTCTGTATAAAATTCAAACTTTCTTTCTGGTCATTTGATATAATATATGTATTAGTTGATGGAAACATAATAAACATATTATTTTTAAGTTCTATATTCCAACTTCTTCCTTTTCGTCTATTATCATCAAAATATATTTTTACCCAACACTTATCAACTTTAACTCCATAAAGCATTGTAAAGTCTGGTGAGTTTTTAAGATCAACTGGATCTACATTTAATAGTGGTTTTGATGTTTGATTTGGTTTATAAATATCACCCCAAGAATTTTTATTAACTAAATTGATACCATAATCAAGACCGATAAAGTCTCTTATATAAGTATTTAACATATCCCAAGTTCTTGAAAATGGAAATTCTTTGTTAGTAAAAGATGATTGTAAAATATCGTTAGTAAGTTTTTCTTGGTCTATCTCAAAACCTTTCGGCATATCGATATCACCATAA